AGCCCGAGCCAGCGAACGGGTCCGCGATCACGCCGGGCGGGCAGGCGGAGATGAGTGTTTCCATCACGTCGACCGGCTTGGCGTGCGGGTGTCCGTAGCGCCGGGCCATGCCGTTCGCGCCGCTTGCCGCCTGCGATCCGGTGGAGACGATGCTGTCCCGGCCGCCCCATCCGCTAGGCCACGGCCCGAGCAGGTAGATCGCCTCGGCGTTACGCTGCCATCCGGCCGTCGTGCCGGTCATCCCCGACAGGCGCGGCTTCCGGTAGACGAGTACCTGCCGGGTGCCCGATGGCGGGGAGAGCATCAGGTCACCGAAGGCAACAGCCATCCGGTCGCCCCACAGTGCCAGCGCGGCATCGCGGATGCCTGTGTCCTCGTCGCCCGCGATCCCTCCGGCTGTCCGCGTGTGGCCCGGCAATAGCCCTTGCCGCCACCCGCGCCCGTACGGCGGGTCGGTGACCAGCACGTCAGCGGTGAGCCACCCGGCGACCGTGCGGCAGTCGCCGAGGAAAAGCTGAACGAGGTCATCCGCGTAGTAGGGTTCCATGCTGCCGGTCACCTCCTGGGGCTAGTAGCTGGTCTTGGGCACGGTTTCGACGCCGGACAGCAGCGGGGCCGCCTGCGCGACGGTCACCAGCACGCCGGTGAGGTGCGCGGAGTTGAGGGCGCCCACCGGCACGCTGGTGGCGGTGGGGGTGCCGGTGACGGTCACCAGGTCACTGGTGCCGGCCGGGTCGACGATGAGGGTCTGCCCGGCGGTGAACGGCAGCGCCTGGGTGCTGGCCGGCGCGAACGTGAGCGCGGTCCCCCCGGCGCTCACCCCGGCGCTGGTCGCGGGCAGCGCCCACGCCCAGGTGGGCGGCCCGCCCGTGTAGGCGGCGGCGAACGTGCCCCCGGCGGGGATGATGTACGTCCCGGCGGTGATCGCCCCGGCGGCGGTCCCGTTGATGGCGACCGACGCGACGGTCGCCCCGTTGAGGGTGATGGCCGCGGCGATCGGGGTGGCGTACGGGTTGGTGACCGGCACGGTGGTGGCGGGGAAGACGGGGGCGGCCGACAGGGCGGGGGCGGCGAGGGTGAACGGCCATTCGCACCGGTCGCAGCGGAACGTGAGCGCCCCGATCGGGTTGAACACGGCCGTGAACCAGCAGCGGGGGCACCGCAGCGGTATCGCGGCCGGCTGGACCTGGGCGCCCGGCACGGCTACCTGCCCCGGGTGCGGCGGGGCGGCAGGTCGACGGCGTCGGGGACGGCGGCGTCGCGGAGCCGGTCGGCCATCTCCGCGGGGTCCGCGGTCATCGCCCCTTCCATCTCGGGGGCGCGGCCGTCCTCGAGCACCTGGACGCGGGAGGACCCCTCCGGGTCCGGGCGGGGCGCGTCACTGCCGGGCGGCGGCGGCGGCGGGCGGAACAGGCGCCCGGAGACGTGGCGGGGCAGCAGGCGCGGCAGTGGCTCGCGGCTGCCGTCGGGGCCGCTCAGCTTGCGGATGACGGGGACCTGCCGGCCGTCGTTGCCGCCGTGCCGCTCGAACGCCCGCGCCTCCTCCTCGGTGAGGTGAACGGTCTCCCCGGGCATCACGAGGTCGGTCTGCTTGTCCTTGCTGTCTCCCCTGCGGGGCACGCTCAGGGCGATGAGCGCCTCGTACGGCTCCCCGATCCGGGCGGCCGGGGTCTTCCCCGCCGACGCGCGGGTCAGGAGCTTGCCGAGGGTCGCCTGCTCGTCTGCGGTCAGCGGCTGGGCTTCGGTCGCGGTGTCCGCCATCAGACGGTGCCTCCTAGCGTAGATTCGTGGAAGGTTTGGTTAAACGCCACTCAAAAGAGCGATCGAAAGTGGCTGATCGAGCCCTATCGCACTACTCCTTTGGGTGTCACTGCGCCAGACCTTTCGCTCCTCGTTCCGGTACAAAGGTCCGGCCATGAACGGCAGTTCGTCGGCGTAGAAGCCGCAGCGGTGCCGCTGCATGATCAGCGCGTTCCCCGCGGGCACCTGCCGGGACACCAGCACGTCCAAGTTGAAGATCTTGTTCGGAAGAACGCCCGTGTACTGCAAGTTCTCCGACGCGATGTCGCCGATGTAGGGGGCGGCGAACGTGGACGACTGGAGCAGCGTGTTCTTGGTGCCGTGGTTGATGATCAGCGTGTCCGCCTCGAAGCCGAGCCACTGCGTCACACCCGACGGGGACACGATGTTGGCGTTCTCCACCAGGTACACGGCCTGCGCGATATCCGCGCGGGTGGTCGCGGCGGCCGAGGCCCACGGGTTGGCGACGGCGAGCGTCTGGATGCTGGCGTTGGCGACGACAGCGGAGTAGAATGCCGTGTTCCACGAGTAGACCATCGTGTTCTTGACCTGCAAAAGCTGCCGGGTCACCGGGTCGATGGCCTGGCGGCGGCGCATCTCGTCGGACACCATGATCGCCATCGCCCGCTCATGGCTGAACACGACGCGGGGCACGCCGATCGAGGTGGGGACGACCGGGACCTCGCCGAATTCGGGGCGGATCTCCGGGAAGTCATCGGCGTACAGCGGCGTCGACTCGCTGTACCTGACCGCGCCGGACGGGGCGGCGCCGCCCATCCGCAGGACCGAGTCCATGATGAACTCGTTCTGGGTGATATCCAGGATCAGAGCCGGGATGACCAGCGGGTCTTTCAGCAGCTCCGATACGGTGATCCGCGGGGAGTCGCTGTAACCTCTCGCGCCAGTAGGCATAGGTCAGGCCCTTTCAGATGCCGAGCCGGACGCGGCCCAGGAAGTAGGACGCAGCCCCTTGGCCGCCGATCTGCTGGGTGAGCATCGCGCTCGACACGCCGCCGGGGTGGGTGCAGCGGGCGACGATGTTGTTGTAGGTGACGGTGAGGGCCGTCGTCCCGGCGGACCCGCCGTACGGGGTTTTCCCGATGCCGATCACCGTGCCGGCGACGGGCGTGTTCTGCGCGGCGCCGACAGTCAGCGGCTCGCCCTCGTTCGCCTGCCCGCCGTACCACGCCCAGATGTCCCACCCGCCGGCGTACACCGCGCAGTAGTCCGTCAGCACCGAGATGTCGATGAGGGGCTGCCCGTAGGTGTTCGCCGCCCCCGTCTGGGTGGTGATGACGTTCGCGTCGGTGCCGGCGACGCCGAGCACGTACAGCGCGCCCGCCGCGGCGGTGCCGCCCACCGACACCTTGACGGTCAGGTCGGTGGTGCCCGGGGTCTGCGTGTTGGGCTCGACGAACTGCCCGCCGTAGATGAGGCCCGCGACCTGCTTGTTCCACGGGCCTCTGGTGTAATGCGGGAGGACCGCGCTCACGCCGTCTCCCCCCGCTCCGGCTTGCCGAGGGCGAGGTGGGCGTCGACGGCTTCCTGAAGCTCCGTGTTCGCGCTGCTCACCTGGGTCAGGTCGCCGGTGTTGACCGCGGCGGTGAGGGCGGCGGCGGCGAGGAACAGGCGGTGCCCGGCCGAGGCCAGTTCCCGGTCCTCGCCGGCGCGCTTGTCGGCGGTCGCCTGGTCCTCCTTGAGGCGAGCCTGCGCGGTCGCGTCGTCCTCGGCGGCGCGGGCCGCGGCGAGTCCGCTGCCGGGCTTCGCGGGCGGGGCCGCCGACGGCTGGTTGTCTGAGCTCATGTCCGCTGCGCCTTCCTTGGTTTGCTGCTCGGGGCGGCCACGGTCAGAGGCCGGTTACCGACTTGAAGCGGGACACCAGGTCGCCGCGGGACGCCGACTGCTGCTCGCCGGCGGCGTCGTCCGGCTCGTCGTGCGGGGAGCCGAGCTCCACGTCCAGGTCCAGGAGGCGGGCGGTGCGGGCGTACTCGGACAGGACCCGCCGCATGATCGCCCCGGCGTCGACCGTCCTCCCGTTGGACAGTTCCACCGCGTGCCCCGCCCCCTCCAGCAGCGGGCGGGCCAGGTCGGTGATGTAGGGGGGGACGCCCATGTCGGCCATCCGCCGGCGTTCCGCCTGGTAGTCCTCCTCGCGGAGCCGGGCGGTGATGACGGCCAGTTCCCGCTGGGTCTCCTCGGTCCGCGCGTTGGCCAGGTTGATCTCGAACTGGGCCTCCGCACTCAGACCTGCGGCCACTGGCTCCCCCTCCGGGATCGTTTCGGTGTCGCCGAACTCGGCGTCGAACTCGGCCTCGAGGGCGGCGATCTCCTCGTCGGTCATCGCGTCGATCTGCCCGGCGAGGCCGTCCCCGTCCTCGCCGTCCTCGCCGTCCTCGTCCTCATCGGCGCCGGCGAGCGCGTCGAATTCCTCCGGGGTGACCACCAGGCCCCCCGCGGCGAGCAGGTCGAGGGTGTCGTCGTCGAGGTCGAGGAGCTTCGCGAGCCGCGCCTGCTGCTCGCCGGTCAGGTTGCCGAGGTCCGCCATGACGGCCTCCCCTTCGGTGTCGGTGCCGTCGCCGGCGGGGTCGCTGAGGTCGGTGAACGACTCCCCGGACAGGTCGATCACCCGGTCGGGCAGGGGGTTGGCGGCCTCGATCGCCTGCCACGCGCCGAGAGCGGGTATGCGGGGGTCGAGAGTGCCGAGGACATGCTGGATGGCGGCCGGGTAGTGCTTGCCGTCCGCGCGGGCGTAGTCCTCGACGATGCGGGCGGACACGCCGAGTTTGGGGTTCTCCTGGAGCACTCGGTCGCCGGCGTCGGTCGGGCTCAGGCGCACCCAGAGCCCGTCGCCGCGCAGGTCCATCTCGGCGATCTCGCCGCGGAACCTTTCCGGGTCGTTGGTGTGGGTGTTGGCGGCATCGGCGAGTTGGAACGCCGTCTGGTCGTACGCCTTGTCATCGAAGGCGTACTTCAGGCCGGCGAGGTAGTCGCGGGTGAATTTCAGCCGCCTGCCCTTGTAGTCGATCTCCCCGATGGGCAGCAGCCGCTTCCACCAGGAGCGGTTGCCGAGCTCCACCGCCTGCCCGGCGGTGAACGGGGTGAGGACCGCGGCGGTCACGAGGCGGCCGCCGCCGTGATCCCGAACGACCCGGCGGTGGTCTTCTGGCTGTTCTTCGCGAACGCCATCGCCCGGGCGGCGGGGAACCCCTTCGCGAGCAGCTTCTTGTAAATCGCCTGGCCTTTGGGGGTGAGGCCGTTCCCGTCGGCGCCGTCACCGCCTGCGGCGGCGCTGGCCGTCATCTTCGGCCCGTCACCCGCCCCGGCCGCGGTGTTGGCGAACGCGGCGGAGCGGACCGCGGGGATGCCGTACTCGGCCATCAGCGGGGACTGCTGCGGCTCCGGCTGCAACGGGGCCGACTGGGGGCGGGCGGCGCCGCTGACCGCCTTGTTCCACGTGCCGACCGCCTCCATGAGGGCGGTCCGCTGGTGGTCGCGGGGCTCGAGGTCGCGGCCGTTGACGGACGCGACCCACTTGCCGTCGCCGTTGCGGCGGAGGGACGCGATCGTCGCGCCGCCCTGGCGGTGCTTGAGGAGCGCGGATCCGTCGTCGGCGCGTTTGACGAGCACGTCCATGGGGCCGTGGATGGGACGCCGGACCGTCCCGGTGGCGAGCTCGACCGCGCCGCGGGTGCTCGCGAGGGCGTGCGCGGCGCCGCCCCTGACGGTGAGGGGGACGCCCTGGCGGACGGCCCCGGTGCCGGGGGCGGGGGTGCGGAGGACGCCGGGGCTGGACTGGAGGGATGCGCCGGACGCGCCGAACGCCCCGGACGGGGCGACATGGCCGCATTCGGGGCAGGTGAGGGTCTTGCCCTGGTCGTCCTTCGTCGTCTCGGACAGGTAGATGCCGAGATCAGGGTTGGAGAGGTTCGCGGCGGTTCGCCTGGCGGCGAGGTAGCCGGCGAGAGCATCGGGGTTGCGGGCGCCGCGGGCGGCGAGGGCCGCGGCAAGATCCGGGGACGCCGGCACGGTTCCTTTCTCCGGACGGCAGCCCACTGTCCCTATGCGGGCATCATACGCGCAGGCAGACACGTTATGCACGTGCATCCGTCTCGTGCATCTGCTCGTGCACGGGGGCTAGGATGCGTTGGCGAGGGCCGGGGTGCGGTCGGCAGCCCCGTACATGGCGCCCCGGCCCCGCTAGACTAGGCCCGGCTGCTGGCCGGGACAGCCCATCCAAGTGCGGCTCAGCCCACTCCCGGCGCCATCAGGCCCGCGCGGACGGTGCGAGGATCAGCGGCATGCCCGATCCTTCCCCGCGCCCTCCGCGCCGCGCAGGCTCCCCGTGGAGAATCCTCGTCCACCAGTGGCTCGGCCGATCCGGGCCCGCCCTGTACGGCCGGCAGTTCGATGTGAGCAACGACCCGTCAGCCCCCGGGCGCGGCGCGGAGAGAACACGGCGGCTGAACGCGCTGCGGCCCGACCTGGCGCCGTCCGCTGACGACACCGGCTACACGGTGCTGGAGGGAACCGAGTTCGACGAGATGGTGATCGGCCGGTGGATCCACCTGGAGCAGCAGGACGCCGGGGAGTGGTGGATCGCGATCGGCGGGGTGACGGTGCTCGTCACCGCGGACAGGGACGGCCGGCCGAGGCGGGTGAGCGTGCACGGGCCGGGGGACTATGACGGGCCGGTGGAGGGCTGCGTCTACGAGGTGGTCTGGAGCGCCGACGGGGGGTGAAGACGGCAATGCCCCCTTGCGGTCACCCGGGGGCTCCTACGGGGGCATTGCCTTGCGCCATGGTGTGTGGTCACACCGGGGTTCCCCCAGGCTACCGGGAACCGGGGGATGGCGATGGGGCGTTCCGGTGCCGGCGTGTCGCCGTCATGCTGGCTTGACAAAGTGTCAGGCGTGCATGACGCTGGACGGCATGACCGACCCCCGCATCATCGCCATCCTCGAGGACTACCTCGACCCCGAAGACATCGCCGAGCGCGACGGCGACCCGCCGCTCTCGCACTACCTGCTGTGGGGCATCTTCTGCAGCTACACCGAGCACGTCCTCGCCGACGGCGCCGGCCTGAAAATGCGCATCCCCGAAGGCGCCCCCGCCTCCGGGGTGACACCGCTGGAAGCCATGGCGGCGGCCACCATCCTGATCGGGCAGCTTCAGGGCACATGCCAGTGGATGACCGCCGAGGCCCGCAAACGCGGCGCGTCATGGGCGGATGTCGGCGCGGCGCTGGGGATGAGCAGGCAGGCAGCGTGGGAAAGGTTCCGGGAGTACGCCCACGACCCGGCGTGGGAGCCGTGGCAGCGGATGCGGGATGAGTACCGGGCGCTCGCCGGGGACTCGGCCGACTCATGAAGCGTTCCGACATCCCCGACGATCACGTGCTCGGCCTTGCGCGGCGGTGGAGGGAAGACCCGGCCGCGCCCGGCGTGGTCCGTGCCCTGATGTCCGAGGGCATCCCGGAGAAGCTCGCGCTCGCCAAGGTGGAGCACATGATCAGCCGCCGCCTGCTTGAGTGCGGCGTGTCCCCGTACTACGCATGGCCTGCCTTATTTGCCATCCTTACTTTTACCTGATAAAGTAAGGAGCGTAAGGGGGAGACCCCCCCTGGGGAAAGAGAAAACACGCCATGAGCGCCACCATCACCGTTAACCGCGCCGAACTGGGGTCCGCCCTGACCTTCGCGTCACTGGGCCTGCCCAAGCGCCCGGCCGTGCCCGTCCTCGGGGCGATCCGGGTCCGGGTCACCCCCGGCACCCTCGAACTGGGCGCGTTCGACTACGAAACCGCCGCCACCGTCACCATCACCGGCGACGCCGCCTATGCGGGGACAGCGGGAACCCTCGTCAACGGGAAGGAACTAACCGAAGCGGTCCGGTCCCTGCCCGCCGGCAAAGGCACCGACCGGGTCACCGTCACCATCACCGATGACGG